TATTGATAGTTTGAACATGAACATTACCTAATGCAGAGTTACTTATATTAGTTACATACTGCAAGCCTGATCTTTTTATAAGACCAATGACAGGGTTACTATCAGCATTGTCCTGTATATCAGCATGGTCTGATTGTTTAGATGAGTCTGAAGACTGAGATATACCTCTTAGTAAAGTAGGTATGGATCTAGAAATGACAGGCATAACTATCTATTAAGAACATCAATAGGACTAAATGTATTTATTGCATCTGATATAGCTGGATCTCCGATAAGCATATTATGATCTCCGTTACTTAGATCTGTTTCCATAAGTATAGCTCTAGCTCTTATTTCATCTTCTTGCGTATAAGTTCTTAATGAATTATCACTAACCAATCTATCAACAAATATTCTTGCAGCTTTTACATTGATATATCTTCTAGCTTGTTCTGGTATCTCATCAAAATTTCTAAAATAAATCACAGTACATTTTAAATCTTCATCAAAAACATATGTATTCTTTTTTCTATCGTAAAGCTTGAGTCCTCTTTGTATAGGATCTATTGATGGGTGGTCAAAAGTATTAGCATCAACTCTTAAGACATCAGTACCTATAGAAATATTATTAGAACCATCTCTTGTAAGAGTTACATTGAGTTCTGTATTAAAACTCCAACCTTCTGACTGCACTTCTTTGTTTACTTCAGTCAATGTATTCTGTGCTTTTCTGACATCAACAGGTAGCGTACCAGTTAAATTGTTTACTGGTGCTTCTCCTATTGCATCAAGCATTATGTTGATACATTCAAGTTCGGTGGTTGCAGCTACAGCCATGATCTAGTACTTTTTTGTGGGTATCTTCAATGCAGATTTATTAGATTTCATTTTACCAGACTTTTTTTTCTTGTCTGTTTTCTTTTTTTTGCCAGAATGATACATAAAAAAAAAGGGTATCTATTAATAAGATACCCTATAAATGTTAATTAGGAAGCAGATAACTTAATTGTTGCTGCACACTCTGGCCTTAGGATTCCATGACCGAGCAAGTACTTCGCAACCATCAATGTACCTTGGTACATTAAGTTGTAATCTGAGCCTGAGAGTTCAGTAGTCATATCCATTAGCTTAACTGTACCAACAGAAGACTTATGGAAGACTAAACCAATAGTTTTACTATCATCACCTGAGTAAGTGTTGTTAGCTCCACTTGGGTTAGATCCTACGTTTGACTGTGGAACGCTGTTTGACATCATGATTGGTATGCCAGCTACTTGCTGTACTTTACCTGATGCAAACGAACCATTACCTTGTGGGTTAAAGTCAACGTCTACAGTTCTAGTAGCAGACTCAGCAAGTTTGTAGTACTCAGCAGGTGGTAATACACAGAAACGATCTGTTGGAGGTATATCCCTCTCGTCAAATGTTTGTGCAATATCATAAATAGCTGCTGCTATCTCATCACCTGTGACGTTTGCTGACGCAGTATTACCATTAGCAAGTGTCAATACAAGACCACCATTACCACCACTAAGAGTAGTAGATGCTCTTGAAGCGTTTGCGATTTGCTTGGCTACGTTTAAATCGTATTGCTTGGCTAAAGCCTTACCAAGTTCATCAGCATAAGTTGACCTTACGTCATAGTGATTCTTAAGCTCATCAATTTGAGCTACAAATGCTTGTGCTACTAAAAGATCATCAATAAGAATTAACTTCTCATTAGCTTTGATTTGGTTAGCACCAACTAGAGGTGTGCCAACTGTGTGATAGGCTGCAGTGGCTGCACCTAAAACTGGGAAGCTTGCACTCTTGCCTGATGTAATAGTACGAACTGAATGAAGTTGCTCGTTGAAAATATTATTTCTAGTAAATGCTGTAAGCACTTCACCAGAAAAGACTTTCAAAAATAATTCATCAAAGTTAGTACCACTATTATTGACAAGACCAAGCCTAGAAACTGTGGCGTTAGCCATTCTAAACTCCTTGAATAAAGATAAATAATAGGGTTACTTCTTTTCGTAATCGTTTTTCAAAGTGTTATCTGACGTATCAGGCACTTAGTTTTTTTGATTTGTTATTAGAAGTATCAGCAATTCCACTTGCGTAGTGCAAGAGCCTTGCGTGTTGGTCTGCCCTTATCGTCTTTCATAGCCCCCTTCACTTTTGACATTCTTGCACAAAAGGATTTTTTACGAGCCTTTTGTCTAGGTGAAAGTCCACTCTTTTGAGTGACAGGTCGTTGCAACTTTGAACCTGTAGCTGCATTAATTCTTCTCCTCCCACTTTCAGACAGTCCTCCTGTAGGATTCTTGTCAGACTTTCTAAGAGATAAAGATTTTCTGCGTGGAGACATGAACTACGAGTAAGAGTAGTTAAATAAAATATAACACTTATGCAGTTGCTTGTCGTCTTTTGTGATTGTAATTTATTCTCTTACTGCTTACCTTTGTTTTCTTAAACTTAAGTGTTTCTCTGTTTGACATTTCTTTTGTAGTCTTTGGAGTTTCTTTACTAACTCTCTTTGATGGTCTGCAAGCAGGGTAGCCAGCACGCTTCTCTCCCTTCTGACGACCACAGGGTTTACCTGTTTTTACATCTACCCACTTCTCTTTAAACCATCTTGTAAGACTCATTTGCCTACGTCTTTCTGTGCTTTATTATGAGCAGCTTTAAATGATGTACCTTCACGCATCAGCTTCTTCATCATGTCCATGTGTTTTTTAGAATGATGCTCTGAATGTTTCTTCAGAGTTCTCATCTGACTGAGACTAAGCTTTGCCATTTTTCTTTTTGTCTTTTAGTTTACGAACTAATAAAAAATCTGCTTTGGTAAGTTTACCATCACCAGTTTTATCAAGATTCTTTTTTTGTTTGTCTGATAGTTTTTTCATAATTAAGTTTTACGATAACCTCCACCACGTTTCTTATAAGTTCTTACAAGCCACGCATTAGCATAAGCAGAGGGATAGACTTTAAACTTCTTCTTTGCTTCTGATTTTACCCTTGAATAAAGTGAAGGGTTTGTAGGTGTGTTAGCCATTAGACAACATCAGAACTACCGATTCTTGCATATACGCTTTGTGTGTATGCTGCATCTTTACCATAGCGAGGATCACTCATTGCAGCAGTAATTTCGGCTGCTGTTTGGAATGGGTTGTTGTCACTACGAGGAGTACGACCATTGATTAAGTCTGGCTCATAGCCTTGTGATTCATTCATTTGTGCTTTAAGTCCTTGAACTGCGATTTTTATTACAGGTACATTAGCTGTTTCAAGTAGTTGATTGAAAGAATCTAATGTCTCCTGTGGAAGATTGTTTGTACTCCATTCTACTAATTGTTCATAAGCCTTGTCTCCACCTACAGATTGTTTGATTTCATTTGACTGTGCTGTAGTCACATCTTCTGGTGATCCACCTGTACCTCTCAAGCCATCAAGGTATGTATCTATAACTTGTTTTGAAAAGCCAGCTTCACCTAGCTTGCTGTAATCATCTTCATTTATATTTCCTGTATCTGAGAATCGTTGTGTTATATCTTCTACATCAATACCAACTTCTTCTAGTACAGAAGCAAGACCATCACCATAAAATTCTTCAGCATCAAATGATGGCTGTTCTTCTTGGTTCTCATCTGTCTCTTCAGTACCTTCTGCCTTTTCTTCTGTTTGTTCTATAGCTCCAAGCTTACCTTCAAGTTCTTTGTAGCTGTTAGCCATATCTTCAACAGTCTTAAACTTACCAGCAATAAGACCATTGTCATCTTTCAAACTTTCCAAGTCTTGTGCAGACATTGGTGGGGTTTCGTTAGCCTGTACCTGTGATGATGTCATAGTGGTTTTATCCTAACTATAGTGAATTGTACTACCATGTCTAGTAGTAACATCACCTGACTTTTCTGGTACAGGGTTTTTTTCATACTCTCCTACCCTACTAACGACAGCTTTAGCAGAGACAAACTTTCCGTCTTCGTCTCTTTTTCTACTCTTGGATTGGGGCTTCTTGGTTGGCATTGGTGTCCTCCGTAATTTGTTTTGCCTTTGCATTGTTTTGTGGGTCAAGCAAAGGTGAACTCAAAGCAGCACTACCGAGTGATCGAACAAGCTCTTGTTGTTGTAACTGCTGCTGTTCTTCGGCAATCTGTTGTGGTGATTTTATCAGATTTGTACTGTCAATGCCAATAGAGGTAGCAAGCATCTTGACTGCTTCATCTAAATTTACGAACTGTCTCATAATATCTCCACCTAAAGCTTGAGATACAGTCGTAATAAATTCAATAAGTTTATCTCTATCATGTCCTCTACCTAACCCTTGAAGTCCTGTGATGATATGGAGTTTCACTATATTGTCTGGCAGCTTGGGTGCTTTGCCTGACTTAACTAACAAGTGCATACGTCTTCTTAGATATACAAGTTGAAATTCTTGAGTCAGGATAGAGTAGATTCCACCAAGACTATTCTCTAATTCATTAGTCAGTATCTTTAGCTCTGTACTTGTAACTCTTTCAGCGTCACGTTGTACTGCCTTTGCCATAAGGAAAGCATACTCAAGTCTTGATTCAATTCTTTGTACTGCTGTAAAAGATGTTTGTAGGTCTGCCCCTTTATTAACTTGCAATACAGAAACATCTGTAGCCAAGCCTTCTCTAATAGCTCCGTTAGGTGCTTTGCTTAGAGTCGAAGCACGAGTTACCCCATTAGGATTTACCAGAAACAATGTGCGTGCTGACGCTGCTGCTGCTTCAATTATTGCTTTCATCAAAGCTTCAAGAGAAATCAAGTCGCCCCTATATTCTTCAACATATCCTCTTCCGTAACTTTCTCCTGATTGTCGGATAAACCTGAGAGGAATAAAAGGAGTGACATCTACTTTAGACATACCATCTGTGCTTGGTATCTTTTCGTTCTTACATTCTTGATGCCACATGAAAGAATCATTGACTCTCTTAACGTGTGTGTATATATCCAACTCTTCTTCCATCTCTTCGCTGTATTGTTCTTTCTGCTTTATCAGTTCTAAAAAATCTGCTGGTAATGCTTGAGCATTTATAGTTTCTTTAATAATAATTTCTAGAGTATTACCATTAGGATCTCTGCGTATCACATACTTCTCTAATGGATATACTTGTAGTCCTTTATCTGTCAGGTATAGAAGAACATTACCACCTACGATTAAATGCTTGAGTGCTTCAAACATTCCTACCCTATCGTTTGATACTTCTATCTCAGACATCAAAGCATTTTCTATCACCCTCAAAGCTTTATCCATCTCAGACTTTTGTTCACTAGCACCTTCTTGCATCAAGGCAAGACTATCAATAGTCAACTTAAAGAAAGGAGTAGATGGTGGCAACAAAGCAAGCAGCAACTTAGCTGCTAACGAGTTGACACCTCTAGCACCTACACCTTGGAATGGTGTTTTAGTTTTACTTCTTGTACCCCTTGCATTTTCTGGTATCAGATTAGGCAAGGTAAGCTTTGATGAGTCTCTAGCTTCTCTCAAAAAGATAGATCTCTCTTGCTCGTAAAGAGCATACAAAGATGCTGCTGTCTTTTGTGATGAAGTGTAAGCCATGTTATACAGGATAATTTAAATCGCTAGTACTTAACAAAGGTATTCGCAAAGAGCTAGTACCAAGCCTTCTAGCAGACGTAGCCCTTGTTGATCTT